CCACGCAAGTTGCCTAGATTGTATGCCGAGTAAGCTGCTGTGGCTGGGTATAGTTTGAGTAATCCCGGCACAGGGACTGCCTGCCCTTTATTGATTGCTAAGCCGAGTCCGAGCATATTAGAGTTGGTGTGCTGTTACAATGCCAGATGTAAGGGTGATTGCTGTTACGTCACCATAGATTACTGTGCCAGCACTTAGTACCGTGCCAGTGTATCCGTCCGAGTTGGTTACATTGGGCATTGTGATTGCGCCAATAATTGCATCGTTAATCACCTGCACCGCACCGAACGAGCCGGTATGCGCAGCTGTGTCGTCAATGACTTCACCACCTGATAGTGAAAATGATAGTGTATTGTTTCGTATTCCTTGTCCTCCGTATCCCATAATTATCCTCTCCTTTGAGTTGTTCCGTAAGTTCTGATGCGCTTACCGATGTTAGATTTGTTGTTGCGGTTCTGGGCCTTTTCCAAAGACCACATTAAATATTCTTTAGCAGCCTTCTCTTCGTACAGAGCGGACTCAATCTGACCATCCATGCGTAGGAAGTCAGCATAACAAGCGTGTGCTAGGTATTCAAACCACTCGAATGGTATGTCAGTTGAACTTGTGGTGTAGTCCACAAACTCCTTCTTGTATGTCACCCATACGCTAGTCGCTGCAGTTGGGGTGATGTTCATTACGTGTGCACCATTGGCATCTACGTAGAAATCATACTCCACTGCTGAGTAGTTTAGGAATGGCTGTGAGCGATGAATGCGGTTGAACTCACCGATGTTGTCTTTCGATGTCTCTGTGTATGGGACAATTTGCCCAGCATCAACCGTACGTTCTTCTCCAACTACAATGAAACGAGGCCACACGGCACTCGCACTGTATGCTGAGAATGCTCTGCGGTTTACAAAGCTCAGAATCTTACCTGCCTCTGAGGACGGGTCGAACGAGTCTACGCCAGCTAGCGCCTCGATGGTGTCTATTAACTGCGCGTATGTTCGGTTCTGCATTGTTAGATCTTATTGGGAGCTAGGTCACTGAAGTTCTTCTGGTAATACTTGATGAACTCTTCTGAGTGAACCTCATCATGTCCGTACTTCTTAGTAAGTCGGAAGAAGTCGCGGTGCGGAATTGTGGCAATACACTCACCCAGGACTGGATGAATCTTGCCTTTGTGCTTTTGAGCATCCTTACGGGCTTGGTCGACGCGGGCCTTCTCACCTGCCTTTTCCATCTTTAAGCCCAAGCGGATTTCTCGCTCAAAGGCTTTGTTAAGCTCCTCACCGGAGAAGCAGTTTTCTGGAAGTTTCGTAATAATATTCATAAAATAGTGGGGTGACCCCGCATAAGCGAAGCCACCCCGATTTGATTAGTCCTTATGCATTCGGATCGAGATCGATGATCGCGAAACGGAATACGATTTCACCAGCAGTTAGCTCAGATAGAGCGTAAGACTGTCCGGTTGATGCGTTAGGTGTGAACGTAACAGCAATGCTGCCAGCGGCTGTGAATACAGTGCCATTTTCATTGTCGACAAGTGCACCAGTATTAGCTACATAGGTGATCTCAGTGCCATCGACGTGAAGTAGGGCAAGTGCAAGCAGGCCATCGACATCACCACCAGTAACACCAGCAATCACATCCAACTCATCGCCAGAGCCAGAGTCGTCAAACGCTGTGCGCAAGTGCGCGGAAGCAGCGGTAACAAGACTGCCGGCAGGGACAGCATAAGTGAATGTTTGAGCGGTGTCATCAGTAGTCTCAGTGAAGTCAGAGTACTTGATTACGAGTTCGTCTGTGAAATAGACGTTTTCTTGATTTGATAGTTTAGCCATATTATTATTCCTTAGCTAAGAGTTGTGATTTTCCCGTGGGCACCAGGGTGTTTGACACCAAGTGTTAGGGTCGAGTCCATGTAGCCACGTTTGCCGCCACCTTCGTCTTCAAGCTGATAGCTCATAAGAGGAAGAAGCTCATAAATGCAAGCATAGTCAAGGTTAAGCAGGTAGCCGTAGTCCTTGTTAGTTGTATCTGGAGCACAGACAGGGTTCATGTTTACGATGGAGATAACACCGTGATGTGAACGATATAGTTCAACACTCAATGTAACTTCAGCGGAAGCACCGTCATAGTTGACGTTACGGACAACCGATGTTTGGTCGCCAAGGTACTGGAAGTCGCTGATCTTACGGCGAAGCTCAGTGTCAGCAACAAGAGTCAAACCATTGCTCTCGCCGTTTACACGGTAGATGCTGGTGATCATGTTGTTGAGAACTGTCTCAGTGAATGCGCCAGATGCGTGGACGTTTCCAGCAGGTGTACGGAAATCAGCTGGGACGTCTGCTGGACCAGCGGAATCAATCCATGTGTCCAAGCCGCTCATTTGATTGCTTGTACCTGCACCGTCTTCCGATGCTTTCACACCATTGTCCATGAGGGTAAGCTCGATGTCGCGCTTGATCTCACGTAAGCACTTCTTCTGCGCTTGTACGGAGTTAGCGGGACCAACGGAACCTACAGCATCCTGAATCTTGGATACCTTCCAGTCACGGCGGAATGTTTGTACTCGATTGTCGAGACGTGCACGCCCTGCGAACTTGTCGGAGAAGCTGGTTACGTCTGCGCCTTCGGCTACAGGAGAGTTGCGTGGAGCGTCGAGAGTGTCGACTGTCCATTCAACTTTGGTTGCGTTAGCCTTTTTCTTAGGGAGGCTGGAAAGGATTGGTGTATCTTCGGGAGCAAATATAGTGAGGTCATCAGTAAGATGTTCGCGATTAGATACAGCAGACCCTGGATTAGTAGTGTCGTATGTATTTGAGAATGCCATTGTTCGTTTAGTTTAGTTTAGTTAGTGTTAGCTGTGTCTGGCGAGTTGCCATTTATCCCAGTCGTCGGGGTTGCCGGTCTTTTTGTACCGCTTGTGCAGTTCTTCGATTGCATTAGATTTTCCTGTACTCTTAGTTCGAGGTGCAGCGGCTGCAGGTTGTGCTGACTTCGGAGGCTCTGTACGCATCTCATTCGGTTGAACCTTATCAGTAGTCTCCAGAGGTGTAGCTGATCCGTATAGGCTATTTGCGGCGTGCGCAATAACATATGGGAGGTATGCTGCAACTTCTGGTGGTGCTGACTCAATTAACTTCTGATACATTGGACCTTCGATTTCAGCGGCGTATCGTTTGTATGTATCGCTTTCCTTATCCTTCATCCATGCTAGGTCTGCTGCTGCCTTGTCTTTCAACTGAACTTTAATTTGTTCGGCCTGCTGTGCACCTTGTATGGCTTCGAGACGATTAGGGAGATACAACTCCATCGCTTCATCCGCTTCTCGCTTTGCTTGCTTGATCTGCGCCTTTGTGAACTCCTTATTGCCTTCGCTATAAATGACGTCGTCCGGGTTTGCAAGTCCGTTGTCGTCAAGTAGATCGTCCGCCCATTTGAAGATTTGTTTCGATTCTTTGAACTTACCTTGCAAGTCCTCAATCGAGCTCAAATCACTGAACGGATTTTCCTTTATTTCTTCTGGCTGATCTAGGGGGTTCTTGGCTTGATATGCCGCAAAACTTTCCTCTGCTGTTTTACGCTTTGCCGTCAACTCGTGGATGCGTTTCTCCGCACCTGGAATCAACTTCTCACGTAAAGCTGAGAGATCCTCTTCAGAGAGATCTTCTATATTAATCTTAGAAAGAACATCGGGGGACTCTTCCGCCACCTCTTCAACAAGTTCACCTTGCTCAATTGGTTCTGGGGGAGTCTCTAATTCCTCAGGCTCTTCTTCGGCTTGCGCCTCTGGTTCTGCCCCTAGAATTGATTGAATGCGGTTGGCTTCCCAACTGTCCGCACTCACATTTGACTTTACCGTGGAGTTTTCTACAGTCTCCTCGTTAACTGCGACTTCTGTTGTACTCATATATTTGCCACATTTTTACGCCTTGTGATCGGCTATACTTTATTATACTGTACTGCAAAGCCTATAACTGATTGCTATAAGCTTTGCGCAAAGTTTCCCAACCTGCTAGGTCGAGTAGGTCCTGTAGCTCAGCGATTCTGCCGGAGAGCTGCATGATCTGTTCGGAGTTCTTATCGTGCATATCACGAATGGTTGCCTCACGTTTCTTGTGCATCTGCGAGATAAACCGCGCAAACGACTCGTGGGTATGTAGAGCTGCTATGTCTTGAGGTAATTGATCTTTCACTATTGTTGCATCCCTTGTGTTTGTACGCCACCCATCTGTGCAGGGGCTGTTCCGATTTTACCGATTTGGGCATTCTGTGCTTGTTGTAGCATGAATGTGTATTGACCTTGATACTTCTCTAGGCGCTCACGGAAGGCTTGATCCTTCATAATGCGCTCTTGGATGTCCGGCTGCTGTGCATAACTCTGAATGACCTGTAGTGCCACCTCTGCTCCGTTTGGTAGGGCAGGGCGTTCGATACCGGCGTAGATTTGTCCAAGGTCTGTTGTGACCTGCTCAGCTACCTTCTTCTGTGCGTCCTCAGATGGGACAAGCATTTGGTCTGCAACCACTGGGTCAATGCTGGACGCGGCTAGTGCGATGAACTTGTCGATGTCCATGGTGCCGTTCCTGTCCATTTGGATCAGTGAGGCAATTTGACTCAGCTTCTTCTCCAGTGTATCTGGGTCGGAGTTCATTACGTCATAGCTAAGTAGAACGTCATAGTTCTCATTAGGGTTGCCCTTCTTGAACTCTACCATTTCCGGTGAGCCAGTGACACGGAACATAACATCGTCCGGTCCGAAGCGTTGGAACATCTGGAAGCAGCGGTATAGCACGCGCCCGATGTGATCTAAAAACTTGTCAATCATTGCTTGACGCTGGATTTGGCTAAGCGGATCTTCAACATCCAAGCCTACCAGTCTGTCCGCACGTCGCTGCATGTTCTGCTCCATCTCTACGGAGCCCTCGTCGTATGCAGGGATGGGGGCAAAGTCAATGTCACCCTTAGTCATGTACGGAATACGTGCACCAGGACCGTAGTCGTCTGGGGCGTAGCCCATGCGGTGCATCATTGGCGGCATTGTCGAGATGCTGTTACGGTCAATCCGTGAGTCTGTCTCGATCTTCACCTGCCACTGCATACCGCGGAGTAACATAGGAATTGTATCTACGTCATATAGGCGCTTGTTGTTCTCGTACGCCTTGGTAACTTCAACTGGGTAGTCGATGTAACCATTAAGTAGTTCGTGCTTAGCGTACGGCTTAGGGCCTGCATCCTTGCCACTGTAGCTCTCATGGAAGATAGTCTCATAGATACCTTCCGAGTTGTCTGACGGGTCGATGAGGCGCTGGTAAGCGTGGATGATCTCCACAATCTCGTCAGCCTCGTACTCAAACCCTGTCTGCCGTATGTTTCTACGACCTTCATCAATCTCCTGGTCTGCCCGTTGCTTCTCGCCGCGGTGGTGTTTGATGATGTATTCTACAAAAGACTGGTCCCAACCGTCAGTGCTAACCTTGTTTTCTAACTCCTGCACTGTGTAGTAGGTGCGCCAGAAGCAGTAAGGTGCTCGCTGTGGATCAGATATAAACGGTGGGAACAGAAACTCTCCATCGGGTGCTAGCGTCTGTACGCTTGGGGCATTCACAGAGCGCTCAACCATCGGGAACTCTCCTGTGCCTGTTTCACGTAGGTCTTTCAGTCCCTTGCGTGCGCCAGCCTCTTTAACCGTAGGGAACATCTGCTTGATGATTGCAACTAGCTCGTCGTCTCGACCGCCGGTCATAACCATCTCCGCAATCTGTGGATTAGTCTGCATTAGTTGCTCGACTGTGACCGCCTGCTTGACTGTGCGGTCTTCACGATGCCACCCGATGTGTGTGATTAGGAGTCCTCGCTCAAGCATGTAGTATGCCCCCAGCTCAAACTCCTTGTTAATTCTCTTGATGTACCCACTGCTGAGCATCCATTTCATGAACTTACGAACCAATGCCGCACGAGGTGCATCCTCCAACCCTACTGGGTTAGCTTGGATGTTTGCCCGTTTAGCTGCATTCATCATCAAAGCCACAAGCCTTTGCATTCGCTCCTTGACTACCATGCTCTCAAGGTCACTAGCTCCCTCCCACGGCACAGCGTCCGAACCATACTTACGTAGGTCTTTGCTCTTGCCTTCCCAATAGTTGTCGTGTTCGTACTCTGATTCGCGACAGTAGTTGAAATAACTGCCTAGTTCCGTGACTGTGTCATCGTAGGCGGAGATGAGCTCACGTACATTTGGTGTACGGGCTGTGTATGTAATTGCTTCAAAGTTTGTATCTTGATCCATAAGTATATTATACTTGTATGTACGTACTATTTATTAATAGTCAAGGCTAGGTTTGCACCAGTGGTACTTCCGTTCGCCATCTTCGAGCTTTGCTAGCACCGAAATGCTCTTGCCGACCAGCTTTCCCTTCAGCTTTCTGGGGATTCTGACAGCAATGCAGTCAGCGCACTCTGCAATTTTCGCACGTACGTAGTCATTGTTGGGCAATTCCTTGATTACTCGTGCCCGCAGTAGGGCATCCATAGGGAACATGTTCTCCATTACCTCCTGCCCCGCCTCATTGATCCATAAGTTCTTACCGCGACCAGTGATGGTGCTTTCATCGAGTCGAAACATTGCAATTTCGTGTGCTTCCTCGAAGCTCAGGCTGTATTCTTCTGCTAGTTTTCTTAGTAGTTTTTTCATATTAGTATATCTTCTTGAATTTTCTTGTTACTTTTAGTGATTTTGATGTTACATGCATTGGACCATATCCATCATTCGCCATACGCAAATACCGAATGCAGTCTACGAAGTCCTTCAGTGCTTCGTCGCTCTTACCTCTGTGTCCCCAGTTCACCAGGCTGTCGATCATATTGCCGCAGGACTCGTGAATATTTAGGATGGGTTTGTTACACGGGCCGACTGGCTCGTTGGGGTTATACTCAAACCACTTGTCTAGGGACGAGATACCGGTGTCGATATTAATCCCGTTTGACGGTATGAAGTGGATACCGCAGTCCGCAAATTGGGAGAATAGGTCGATTGAGTCCTCATTTTCCCGTGCAAAGTAGCGTGAATCCCCTATACGTTGGAACACTTCAATGCCTAGTTCCTCCTCAATTCTCTTAAATTCCTGTGTATATGCCTCCACGGAGAAGAAATGTTTGTCTGCAGCGGACGAATGTTTCCAGTTTGGGTCACCGAACTTCGCCCATTCACCGTACAAGTTCCGTTCTGGGAACTCTTTGAGTATATTTACGTAGCCCTTCTCATCCACAGATGCCCATATCGCCGTGTAACTTCTAGCCCCTGCCGGGTCAACCACTTGGTATACCGTGTGAGTCTTGTCAGATACCTTGGGTCTTTTATCTACAACGTGTACCGACGTATTGAACAGCGGGAACAACGTCGTCATTGATTTGACGGGGATACCGTAAGCACGGGTAAGGATTTCGTCCCTATGGCTGTGCTTCAGTTCCTCAGCGATACGCTCATACCCGCCGAACGGGTTCAAGTCGGAGTGAAAGTATATGATGCCACAGTTCTTCTTGAAGCTGTCCTGTACCAGAGGTAGCTGTTCCCCATTGAGCAAAGCAGCGGGGCGCGTCTTGAGCGTCTCAACGTGCTTTAAGTAGGACGCAATGAACGGGGTGTACCCATCAATTGGCGTAAACGTCATCAGCATCTTGGCATTGCGGGTAGCTAAGCGGAACCGCATCGTGTCCACCAAGTCCCCATCTTCAAGGTACTCATCCAGCCATAGCCCTATATTATGCCAGCTAGCATCCTTCGAGCCGAGCTCCAGTCCCTCGAACTTACTACGGTTGGCGATGAACTGTGAGTACTTGTGAAACAATATCTGGGAACCGTTCTCCATAATGAAGGAAGCCCCAGAGAACCCTGTCTTCACCTTGTAGTTAATATACTCCGTCTCTGTCTTCGCACTCTTCTTGCATTCCGGCGGTAGGTTGCGGAACACAGCAGACTGCTGAATGCGTATTGAGGCGTCCTCGTCCTGTGCAAAGCATACAATGATAGACCCTGGGTTCTTTATAGCCGCCCTTACTACGCAGCGTGCCCCCCATTCTGTCTTCCCGCTACGGTTGCCCCCTAGTGCCATGATACTAAGTGAGCTACTTAGCTGATTCTCTGCGTGTGTCCAGTGCTCAAGCTCTACACCGTAGTTAAGCGGATCTTCCTCTGCTGCCTTGATACGCCCCTCATGGGACTCCCAGAGCTGTTCTAGCATAGGTCTATCGTTCTCAAGCAACCATTCCATCTCCTCGTCAGAGAGCGGCTTCTTCCACACTGGGTGTTCTGTAAATCTAAGCTCCATA